CCACTATCAAAAGCACAACAGCAACAAGATGTATTAAATGTTGATTCTTTTTTAGAATTAGTTATGGTTCGTTTCGGACCACAGATGTTAAACATGGTAGTTAAATCAGAAGTTGCAGCAGAATATTTAGCTAAGAAATTAGGTGTTCCTCTCGAGATTTTGCGTGAACCTGAAGAAAGAGAAGCTATTGCTAATCAAATTGCTCAGATGGCTCAGCAAGGTCAAAACCCTATGGAAGGTGGAGCTGCTCCTCCCAATCAAGCTCCACCTGAAATAAGTGAGGAAATGCCAGTATAATGAAGGAAAAAAAGATAGAAGGAGTTGTCAGTATTGATGGATTTCGTAGAACAGTAGAACAAGAAAGACAATTAAATCAAGAATTTGCTGGATTATTTAAAGATAAATTAGGTGATAAAGTATTAGAATATTTAAAAGCAATAACAATTAATAGTGTATCAGGACCAGAAATATCAAATGAAAAGTTGCGACACCTAGAAGGTTCAAGGTATATAGTAGGATTAATTGAATATAGAATTAAACAAGGAAGGAACAATGGCTGAAGAAGAAATTAAACAAGAAACTATTGATGAACCAGTAGAAAAAGTTATCCAAGATTTTCAAGAAGAAAAGAAAGCAGCAGAAAAACCAGAGTTTATTCCAATAAAATTTTGGGATTCTGAAAAAAATGAATTAAAAATAAAAGAATTTTCTGAAAGTTATGGGAATTTAGAAAAAGCATTTCACTCTAAAGTAGATGAGATTACACCTCATATTAAAAAACAAATTGAATCTGACATGATTAAAGATAGACCAGAATCACAAGATGGTTATTTAGTAAAGTTAGATGAATCTTTTGGTGATGCAGATATTCCAAGTGATGACCCACTATTAACTTGGTGGAAAGATACCTGTTATAAATCAGGTTATAGTAATGAAATATTTAATGAGGGTGTGAATCAGTATCTAAAAACTTCTACAAAGGGTGTGCCAGTATATGAAGATGAAATGTCAAAGCTAGGAGAAACAGGAAAACAAAGAGCAGAAGCTGTTAATCTATGGCTAAAAGGAAACTTAGATGATACAGAATATAATCATATGGCAGATTATCTTACAACAGCAGATGGTGTAAGAGCTGTAGAAAAAATTATGAAAACAACTAAATCTAATATGCCTACACAACAAACACCTCAAGCTCCAATAAATACAGCAGATAGTAGGAAAGAATTAGAAAAAATGATGAAAGACCCTAGATATTTTCATCCTCAACATAGAGATGAACAATTTATTAAGAAGGTAGATGAATCATTTAATAAATTATATCCTGAACAAACAGAATAAATAAATGGATAAGTTGGTCCTCATAGAATGGGTAGATGCCTTGGACCAAGAAAATGGCTGGATTTCTAAAGAAACTGCTATGAAAGCAAATGTAATGACTGTTCTTTCAGTCGGATTTGTTATCAATGAAGATGCAGATATGATTACAATTATAGGTGATAAAGATAAAGACCCTAATGCAGATACAGATATTTCACGTGTAACGACAATACCAAAAGGGTGTATTAAAAATACTAGAGTATTGTGCGTTGATTGTAATTGCAATAATAACTAAAGCATAATTAACTATGCCTTTAGCTCGTCTAAAGTATGCCCTCGGATAACATACTCACAGTTCAAGATAACATAGGAAGCGAACCGAAAGGTTTATTTAACAACAACAATAACGAGGTATGTTATGAGTTCTACAATCTCAACTGCTTTTATTAAGCAATTTGAAAGCGAAGTCCATATGGCTTATCAGCGTATGGGTTCAAAACTTCGTGGAACAATAAGAACAATCAATAATGTTGTCGGTAGTCAGGCTCGATTCCAAAAGACTGGTACAGGTGAAGCTGTTACTAAGTCAAGACATGGTGAAGTTCCAGTAATGGATATTTCACACAGTACTGTTGATGTAACTCTCAGCGACTTTTATGCTGCAGATTATGTTGACAAATTAGACGAGCTAAAAACAAACATTGACGAACGCCAAGTAGTAGCACAAAATGCTGCGTGGGCGTTGGGCAGAAAAACTGATGAACAACTTACTACTGTTTTAGATGGTACATCTAATTCACAGTCTGTTGGTTCACCAGCGGCTGGACTTAGTCTAGCTAAAGCTCAATTAGCTTTTGAAAACTTTGGTACTCGAAATGTTCCTGATGATGGCGATAGATTCTGGGTTGTTGGACATAAACAATGGACTAATCTTTTAGACCTTACTCAATTTGCTAGCTTGGACTATGTCCCAGCTAACGAGCTACCATATTCTGGTGGTATGACAGCTAAAAGATGGTTAGGATTTATGTTCTATGCTTTCTCAGGATTACCTGTTGATGGTTCTTCAGATAGAAAAACATTCGCATATCACCGTTCTGCTGTCGGACACGCTATCGGTCAAGATATAGTTACTGAAATTAACTATATTCCTGAAAAGGTAGCTCACCTTACTACATCTATGATGAGTATGGGTGCTGCTATGATTGACGATAATGGCGTTGAAGAAGTAATCTGTGACGAGTAGGAGGATTTAGTATGGCTTATTCAACTGACAATCCTATCAAAAAAATATCACAAATGGGAGCTTCAAATGCTCTTTGGTATTATACAGATGGGGACGCAATCGGTACAATAGATGACGCTGATTATTTTTTAGCTGATTATAAACTATTGACTGCTGGTGATATTATTTTTGTAAATAGTGGTGGCTCTAATGCTGTAGTGGATATATTAATTGTATCTGTACAGGATGGTGGCACTAACTGTGATACAGTAATTTTAGCGTAGTAATCTAATCACAAGGGGGATTTTTTCCCCCTTGTTTAAAAAGGAATTAATGTGGCAGTAACTAATGTAACAGTAGCTAATAGAGCAATAGTAATGATTGGAGCTAATAGAATCTCCAGTTTTTCTGATGGAAGTACAGAATCTACAGTAGCTAATGATTTATACTATGATATTTTAGATGGTGATTTAACAGCTTGTCGCTGGAGATTTGCCACAAAACAATCACAGCTTTCAGCTAATGCTACAGCTCCAACAGGTATATGGACACAAAGTCATTACCTACCTTCTGATAATTTATACATACAAAGAATAACAGTAAGTGGTAATACCATTACTGAATACGATATATTTAACAACGAATTATATACAGACTTACAATCAACCGATACAGTAATAGCAGATTATACATATAGACCAGCAGAAGAAGAAATGCCTAAGTATTTCTTACTAGCTTTGGAATATCATTTAGCATCAGTCTTTGCTCATGCTATTGCAAGAAATGTAGAGATGGCAAACTTATATGAACAAAAATATCAAATACAATATCGTAGAGCTAAGAACTTAGATTCAACACAACAACCAACAAGAAAATTTACTACAAGTAGATTTGCTAAGTTTAGGGGTTCTACAATATCCAATATTTAAAATGATATGCCAATATTTAGAACAGCACAAAATACCTTTCAAGCTGGTCAGATAGACCCTCTCTTAACTTCGAGAACAGATTTACAAGGATATAAAGACGGAATAGCAACCTCTACTAACTGGTGGCATTTAGCACAAGGTGGGGTAATGAAACGACAAGGTTTCAAATACCTTGCTGAAGTAGGAGCTACTGGTAGAATAATACCTTGGACCTTTAGTGCAGATGAAACATATGTATTAGTATTATATGCTAGTAATGTAAAAGTATATTCTACTCTTGGAACTTTAATAACTACAGTAAGTAGTTGTCCATGGACTGCTGACCAAATAAATGAAATTACTTATGCTCAATATGGCGACACTATGTTCTTTTCTCATAGTGGATTTGCTACTCAAGAATTTGTAAGAACTTCTGCAACATCTTTTACAATTAGAAATTTTCATTTTGCAACTGATGATACTGGTGAATGTAATATGGATAACTCGGCTGGTACAGATGATGCTGCTACTGTGCATTGTCCTTTCTTTAAATTTAATCAATGGAATGTAACTTTAACTCCTAGTGCTACAACTGGAACAGGTGTAACGCTTACTGCATCAGCATCTATATTTACTAATAATCATGTTGGCTGTAGATTTTCATTAACTGACGACCCAGCAAATAAATATCATCAAGTACAAGTAACTGGATATACTTCAGGAACTCAAGTAGCTGTAACTGTAAGAGAAACTTTAGATTCAACAAATGCAACAGTATATTGGAGAGAACAAACATTTAATGATGTAAGAGGATATCCTCAATCCGTTGCTATCTTTGATGATAGATTATATTTTGCTGGTAGTACAAGTAGACCTTCAGGAATTATGGCATCAAAGATTGGAGAGTATTTTAATTTTGATATAGATAATGCAAGTGCAGATGATGCAATAGATGTAACTTTAGGTTCAGATAAAGTAGATGAAATACGCTATATGCAACAAGGAAGAAACTTACAAATATTTACTGATGGTGGAGAATATTATTTAAGACCTGAATCTACTGGTGGTATAGGTCCAACTAATATAGCTTTTAAAAGACAAACTACTTTTGGTATAAAAAAAATAAGACCACAACAATTAGATGGAGCTACATACTTTATACAACGAAGTGGTACTGTAGCTAGAGAATATATTTATGATGATATTCAAGATGGTTATTCTTCTAATGGAATTTCTTTTTTAACAGATGTAATTAATCAACCTACAGAAACAGGAATAATAATTGGAACAACTGAAAGACCTGAACAATTTTGGGTATTAGTAAATACTGATGGTTCTATAGCTGCTTTCCATACTTTACGAAGTGATAAAGTACAAGGGTGGAGTAAATGGACCACACCTAATGGAGCTGGATTTGTTTCTATGACTTCAGTAGTCAATGATATATTTGCAGTAACTTCTCGTACTATTAATAGCTCAACAAAATATTATTTAGAGAAGATGGATTTAACAGATTCTAAACCTCTTGATTGTTATATTGATGGAACAATATATCCATACGGAACTCCTTTAGTTAATGGAGGAAGTCAAACAGGGAATAGTTTAATTATAGATGGATTAACGCATACTGTAAAAGTAGGAGATGAATTTACTGTTGCTGGAATATCAGGAACTTATACTGTATCAGGCGTAACTACATTAAGTGGAGCAAATCAAACTTTAAATTTAACTACCAATCTTGCATCTTCACCAGCAGATAATGCTGCTCTTACTTTTACTAAAGGTCATATGTGGACAGTAGGAACACATTTAACCAGCCAATCTGGTATATCTGCTATAAGTGGAAATGAATATTTAGGAGAATTTACAGTAGACAGTAATGATAGAATTACTTTAGATGTACCTGTAAGCTCTATGTCTTGTGGTTTTAAATATGATTCTGTTTTAAAAACTATGCCAATAGATGTAGCTATACAAGGACAACCATTAACTGCTAGATATAAAAGAATAGTGCGTTGTATATTAGATATTCAAGATGCTATTGATGTAGATATAGAAGGTCAGGATTTAAAAGTGAGACAAGTAACAGGAAGTATAGGAAGTGGGAGCTTAACAAGAACAGCTTCAAATGGTAAACATGAATTTTATTTGACAGGTTATAGTCAAGATGCACAGGTAACATTAACCTCAGATGTACCTACGCCTTTAAAAATTAGAGGATTAGTATTGGAGATAGATTATTAATGGGCGACCCAGTAACAATGATTATGATAGCCACAGCAGTATCTGTTGGTACAAGTATTCAACAAGCACAAATAGCAAAAAAACAAGCTGCACTTCAAAAAGAACAATATGAATCTAATAAAAAGATAGCTATTAAAAAAGCTGAGTATGATACAGTTCAAGCAAAAGATAGACATGAATTTCAAATGGGAAGTAATTTATCTTTAGCAACTCGTTCAGGAGTAGATACATTTTCTAGTCCTTCTTTCTTAGCACATACATCTTATAATGCTAGAGTATTAAATGATAATTTAGCACAAATAGATTTAAACAAAGAGGCATCTATAACAAGAGCAAACCTCGGTATTAGTCAAGCAAGTCTTGGTGCAAGATATGCAGTATGGGGAGCTGCGTCTGATATTGGAAATACATTTGCTTCATCTAGTTATAAATTATATCAACTAAATAAAGATGATGC